TGTAGTATTGCCAGTTACACCAAATGTACCACCTACTGTAGCATTACCAGATGCGTCCATTGTGGTGAAGTCAGCAGCAGCAGCGACAGTTGCACCAATAGTAGTTCCGTCGATTGCACCACCATTAATGTCAACGGTAGTAGCTGTCATCGTAGTAAATGTAGCAGCAGCAGGAGTTGTACCACCGATTACTGTATCATCAATAGTACCACCATCAAGGGAGATATTCCCGATAGTAGCTGTACCTTCTAGGTATAGGTCTTTAAACTTTAATAAAGAAGTACCAAGATCAATGTCATTAGTTGTGACAGGAACAATAACACCGTCTTGAAAACGTATTTGTTCTACTGCAGCAGCACCTACCTCAACAAACACACCAAAGCGGTTATTGTTAGTATCTACTACTATTTTATTAAGTGCATCTAGGTCAGCAATGAGTGGTACGTATTCGCCCTCACCGACAGTACCGTCATGCTTATGACCACCTGATGCTGCGAAGGCATCACGGAGCGCATTGTATTCTGCGTTAATAGGGGCCGCACGTACTGTAGCGGTAGGGATGATGTCTGCTGTAGACTGTCTTACATAACCTGCCACGGTTTATCTCCTGTCGGCTAGTGCATAGGTCATAGATATAGCTTGAATAGTATGACTTGCATTTGTATTATTAGTAACGTAACTTACAGATACTGACTTACCAGATCCAGATACGTTAGTAAGTGCTTTTGGTGAAGGGTTACCATCGTAAATATCACCTGAGTCGTATATAGCTGTCCCGTATATAGCTGCAGCCCCTTCGGTAGAAAAGCTGTAGGTTGTTGGGTTTAAGGAATATACGTCATCATAGTCATAATACACACCTACAAAGACTTCAGTAGTACCTTCGGACTTTAGGTAAGTGTCTACTTTATGGACTATCTTACGGATCTCTGGATCTTCCATGTAGAAGTAAGGTGTCTGGTACAAACTAAAGATACTATCTCCATCAAAAGATTGTCCACGTTCTTGTCTATGAACTTTACCTAAACCATCCCCATGAATTATATATTCAAACTGCCCGATGTATCCTGATGCAACACAGTTAGCTTCGATACCAATAAGCTGACTATACTCAAAGATACTCTGTTTATTTTGAGACTTGCGAATAGCACCAATCAAGGACAGTGAGCTATCATTCTTAAAGAAGAACCTAAACTGTGACTTCTTACGAATAACTACAATACTAACATCAGTCACGGTCTCTGATAAGTAGTAGTTGTCAAAAATATCTTGGATCTCTTTAGATACTGAGGCTAACTCAACGTCACCAATACGGTCTGTAGCTGAGATAGGACGAATACCGTCTGGACCTAAGAACAACAAATCACCACCAAATTCTACAACAGAATCGGGGGCAACACAACCCATATTTGAAGTAACACTCTCTAAAACAAAGTCAGCAATGTTCGTACCAACTAGTCGTTTAATATTATTTGAGCCAAAGATAAATAGAGTATTACGGAACTTCTTGATAGTTGTGATCTTAAACCCTACATTAATAACACCAGCACCATTTGCAGGACTGAAGTCTGTAGCATTAAGAGGTGCACTAAAGTACAGGTTAGAAGGCTCGCTGCTATCACCAGCTAAAAAGATGTGAGACGAGTACTCTTCTGCGTATGCAGGTTGACTTGGTGCATTAGCGTGTGTAATCTGTGTGTATGTTGTACCATCGTATGTAGCTGCAGGGTTTATACCGTCTGTAAGCAACAGCACCTCACCTGACCAGTTATAGTCACGGAAACGTACACGCCCTACATCAGTCATGTCAGGTGTGCCTGTTACAGTAACTGCATCCCATGATTCTGTAGAGTTATTCCACTCATGTAAGTAGTTATACCCAGAAGTAGTTTTTCTGCAAGCAAAAATACCATCTGCAAGGTTACCATTTACATGTACGCCTAACACAGGGCCAGTGCCAGGTACAGTGCCGTAGTCATTCTGGAAGCCGCTAATGCGTCTGTAACCACCTGATAGGGATGGCTCATAGTTAATCATACGTAAGGCACTACCGCTTAACTGCGAGGCATGTGTCAGCGGATCTACGTTAGTAATAAGACCACCAGCACAGACAGTTAGGTGTGTTCTTAGATTGTCCATCTAGCGGATCTCTCTATCATAGTAGAACGTAAACGCATCTCATCATCAACTAGTACACGGCGCATAGTGCGAATACCTTGATCAAACTTCTCTTGATGTATTGCAGCACTTTGTTCATTGCTACGGAACGTCATCATATAAGCCATAGCACCGTCAATGATTACATGGTTAAACCGATCAGGTACAACACAGGAATCACTATACAATGCTAGATCACTAGGGGAAGACCAGTACACATACTCTATTTCGTAATCCGAGTCAGGGATAGGTGTAACACCAAACTCATCGCCAAATGTTTGGTATACTACCGTGGGGACAGAGATACCTGACGCATCACCTGTGTCGTCCATACTACGATAATGCTGTAAGTATTCCTCATAAGGAATAGCTTTAAGCAACTGAGGTTGGTTCTGTTTTGTGGAATGCTTCTTAATATAAAACGTTTCCCAGTCTACACTAGAATAGCCTGATGGAAAACTATAAAGCCTAGTACCAGCTGTTAGAGGCTGGGTATATGTATTCTTTAAGAAAGGCCACTCTTGTCCTACTTGGAATATTTGACGTAAGCTATTGTTGATAGCATCCTTAGAAGCAGCTTGTACGTTACGCACAGAGTCAAAGCCATCACCTGCTATATCCAGTGGGACTTCGTTTAATCGCCTTAGCAACTCATTAGTTAGTTGTACGTATGTAGCCATGTTACATCCTACGAGGTTCTATTTGTGTTTTTCTGTGAGCAGCTTTAACTTCATCAAAGGTTCTAACAACGTGACACTCAATGTGGGTATACCCATGCTCTCTTGCGTATTTATATCTGTTGTTACCTATGAGACACCTGTACCTTTCTTCTATGTCTTCTGGTACTGGTCTGCGTTCAAACTGTCTGATGTCTGTTTGCTTGAAGTCTTTATCTGTACACACCAGTATGGGGTTTAACATACCCTTCAACTCTAAGGACTTCTTTAAGGTGTTATCAAAAGCTTTGTCCTGAAGATTATCATTGACAGAATGTATATCGTCTAAAGGAATAATCTTTGTCTTATAAAGGTTAGACTGACACCTTAGTACTCTAACACCATCCTGTTTCATAGTCGGCCTTGTACTTGTCTTGTATCCAAGCTTCTTGTTCTTTAGTTATCTCTGGCTTCTTATTTGTCCCACCTTGTTGTAAGTGCAGGTCTGGGAACTTTCTGCCGTATGTATCCTCGAATAACTCTTTAACTAAGTGCATCTCAGATGTATCAAAGATGTGGGTATAGATGCTCTTGTCTAAGCCAAAGAATCGTATCTGAGGTTTAAAGTGTGTTTGTATATCAGCGTAAGTAGCATGATACCTTTCAAAGTTTTTAATAAAGTCAGAAAAGTCTGGCTGCTCTTTCATCTTGTTATGGTGTAATACTCTGTTAGTATAACCACTGATGAATCTTTTAACAGGATCTCTTTTAACAACTACACGTATTGGGTTGTCTACTACAGGGACTAACCTTGGGTCATAGTCGTGTCTACCAGATATTTGAGTCCTACTTCTGAGTTCACTATAAACTTCGTCGTCTACTGGGTGAAAGTATTGAGGGTGTGTGTCAAATAGTGTAGGGTCTTTAGTCAATGCTAAGTAACCTAGCAGTGTTCTTGATCCATTCTTGGGTGCATGATAGTATGCTATTTTGTTATCTTTAGAAATATAGATCATGGTCGAGTGAAAGGGGCCAGTCGCCCAGCCCCTCCTTTAGATTATGCCAAGTTGTACTTAGCTGTAACCAGTGCCTCTGGGCGCAGGATCTTACGGCCATACAAGTGCATGCCACGAACGATGTCTGCGAAAGAGTCTGGGTCACGGTAAGACTCAGTCTTGTTGATTTGCTCTGCAGTTGCAACAGCGGAATCATGACCACCAACAATAACACCGTAGTTAGTGTCTTGGTTTGCAGTACCTGTAGTACCCGCACCTGTGCCAACTGCTGGCAAGTTGTTGGAGACGTATACACGGAAGCCGTTCCAGTTAGGAATGACAAGACCGTTACGCAACGCACCTGAATCACCGAAGTCTGCATTCAAGAAGCGAGAATCTTCGTCCATCAGGATTTCCATCATGACTGGGTCGATAACCAACCAACGGCCAGACTTGTCTACGTTCTGTTGGTCCAACAAACGGCCCATACGAGCAACGATCATTGTTGGAGAAACGTAAGCAGTTGGAAGTGCGGTTGCACCTGGCAAACGAGCCGCTACTGGGATCGAGTGGTCATCAGCACCAGTTGTAGTGATGTTACCAAAGTCACCTTTGTTCAGTTTGTTTGCTGCAAGCAATTCGTCTGAACCAGCAGATGTGTTTGCTTTAGTACCATTAACAGTTGTGTTAACAGTGTCTGCGTTACCATGCAATGCAGACTGCTTGTAACCTGAAAGGTAGCCCAGTACTTCTTGGTCATGCTGGTCAGCCAAGCGGTATGCCGCACGGTTGGTCGCAAGATCCATGAAGTTAACATGTGAATGCGCTTCCT